GTTTTCTTCCATCTTGCTTACCTCCTTTTCACTTTTTACAGTAGAAAGAATTGATTTAATTACATCAGCCTTATCTACATCGTTGCTTTCAACGAACCCGATACTTTCCATGCCGCTGTCACACTTGGGGCAAGAAATGTTTGAGTCTTGACTTAACTGAACCAAGTTGTCATCAGCACAATAGTAAATGCTTTCAATCTGTGTATCGACAGCCAAGCCTGATGCTTGGCCTTTCTCAATACTGAAAACGTTTGCGTATTGATTTGCTGGATTGTCAACAATTGATAGTTCGATCAAGTCGTAATCTTTAATGACTCTAATTGTTTCTCCAACGTTATCGTCGTATGCATCCTCTGACTTATTGATTTCTCCACCAATGGAAAAACCAGTCAGGGTGCCGTCAAGAACTTTCTCCCATGTATCTTGCGCTCCCTTAGAGATGTAAGCAGAAACAAAAATTCCGCTGTACTCCTTTGCTGTTTCTGCATCGTAGTACTTCTCTTCTCTAAAGGATACTAATTTGCCAGCGGCAATGGGCTGGTGCATTTCACGGATGTTACCGCGAAATCTTTCAAATGCTTTTAGACTTGCGTCAGCAGGAACAATGTCACCCTGCTTGTCGATATTATCTAGGGTAGCAAAACCAGACACGGTTCTTTTCTCAACGTCCACCTTTGAGATGGGCATTGACATACGCATGTTGCTTTTGTCCATAGACCAAGTTGCCTTGTTTATATCCATAACATATCCTATTATACAGCAATTTTTATCAAATTGTTACTGTGAACGATTTCCTTCACCTTTTGGGTTGCGACCCTCTACTGTGGTAGGGCTATCAGACTCGTTTGCGTTCCTTTCTGATGCTCTTTCGTCATCATCCATTAGTTCATTACGAGCCTCCGCTTGACGCTGAGGTGAAAGTTGGAAGGGATCGTTTCCACCGTCCCTGGCGGGAAGATCCAGGACTACGCGAGCCTCGTTTGGAGTCATTACCTGTGTCTTAACGTAACGCTCTAGGATCTGAGACTGTGCTTGTTCGTCTGTTAGAGTGAGTTCCTTGAATGATAGTTTGACAATATCTGTCTTTTCTTTAATAATTTTATTAACAAACTTTTCGATCTCTCTCTGTGCTGGGCGAGTTACCTGCTCTTTGAATGTACGATCTTGTGCCAACGCAGCGGCGAGGCCACCTGTATCTACACCGCCCAACTTTGATAGTGGAACCTGATGTGCCATAAGAATATCGTCACGATTTCTCTGATGATACTTGTCAAATGATGCTTCCTGTACCTGATTCTCAACTGGCTTTAACTCAAACTCTACCTTGTTTCCGTCTGAGTCAGCAGGAAGTGGAACATAAAGAGTCCTGTGGTTCTGCCCCTTTAGGCCAGTCTGTAGGAATCTGAACAATCTATCTTCTGCCTCTGCGCTCAACTTTGCGCCCTTGACTAAAACAATGTATCGTGGTGTTGCCTTGTTCTTAAAGTAATCAATGTTGTACTGATCTGCAAGTTGGTCTCCCTGTAGTGACAAGAATGCAGCAATAATGTCTGGTACTCCATAAAATGTGTTTAGTGGTGAATAAGACTTAAAATGAATTACCTCGTTTGGTCGGGGATCTTCTGTAATGGGGTTAGGATTGGTCGCACCATAGTTCCTAAAATATACCACTCTGTTTTGAATAATCTGGCAATACCCGTCACGATGACGGCGCACTCTCATAGTTGTTGATGGAATATGCCCAACGTAACCGATTTCTCCTGTTGTAGTGCGACCAATCTCTAGATAACCATTTCCAGTAGACTCTAGGTCAACCATGACCTTTTCCATCGTGGTAGAGAAACTGTCGTCATCATTCATTGACTCCAGCCACAACTGCATCTCTGCCTTAACTCTGTCTACCTTCTTCTTTGCCTTGTCCTTCTTTTCTTCCTCCTCTACCATTGACATACGCAATATTACCTGATCCGTTGGTCTAAACTCATACCCAAGGCCAACGGTATTTGCTACTTTTGCGTCAACAGCAGCGTGATTGGCAAAGTTTGAATCGTAAAAGTTGGCAAGTTCATATAGGTTGTATGGTGGAGTAATAACATCAAACAAGCCATATCCATTTCTGTATACCTCGCCTGGATTGATTTGCTTGGTCTCTACATCCTCACGACCGCTTGATCGTGCGCCAGAAGTTACAGAGTACTGTCCTGCAAGCCTTCCGTATCTATCTAAAGGAACAGACTTAGCCTTTTCTGACTTATTTTCCTTATTCTCTTGCCTTGTTGTCTTTCTCTTAAAGTTCTTGTCTAACCCAACAAACTCTCTTAGTTCGTCCCATGACTTGTTGAATGGATCTGCTTCCGCAAAAGTATAGTCATTAGTGTCAAAATCGTCATGCTTTACATTAAAGATATTATCCATCTGCTTGTCCATGTCTCTTCATTCCTTGTTGTGCGTCGTATACTGCACCTAGGTCGTCAAGGTTTGGCAGTTCTCCCTGCTTCATCCTGTCCATCTGTTCAGCATATTCCTCGTCTGTAGTCCTCTTGATGCCAGGGTAGAACCATGCTTCTCCCTCTGGCTGACCGTGTGCCTTGGCAGCATCTCTAATCTGAGCAATTGCACCAAGGTCTCCCTTCATTGCTGGGATGTTTAGCATGTTGCCCTCACCATCATGGAACAGGTGTCCGTCAGGTAGTCTCCAAAAGTAGAGACCCCAGTCGTACATCTTTGGCATCCATGTGGCCTTTGACTTACCAATTTGCGCTTTTCTTGTATTACTCATGGTTCCTATTGTACCATACTATACAGATCTCTTGAAGTAATCGTACCACTCAATACCAGTATAACTTGTTAATCCAGAGTTTTCTATCGTTATTCCCTCGTCATCACCAATAACGTCAATATTTGTACCAATATATGTAGCAAAGATATCGTTGGGTTGGACACCATACTTCCTGTCAACACCGCTTCTCTTTACCTCGTCCCATGTACGATATGGCCCTGGGTCAAATCCCTTCCAGTACTGCCAATCAAAGTATGGGGTTTCCCTTCTTCTAACGTCCAACCACAACCTTTTGTAGTAAGTCTTTGCTTCTTGCTCAAAAGTCATTTTGTAAATAGATATATTATTAAACACCGCACCCTGCAATAGGTTGAGAGATCCTGTGTAGTAGTTGTTTTCTAATGGCTTATTGAAATAAACACCGACAACGGTCCACTTATTTAACTCTAATTTAGGATTGATTACTCTTTCACCATCCTGATAAAACTCAATAACTGATGTATTGTATTTACGTTGAGGATCTTCTACTGTAATCATTGCTCTTTGACCGCTGGCATCTGACTCAATGTTAAAGAAAAGGTTGCCTTCTTTCCAGTCTAACTCAAACAACTTCTTCTTTTCTTGTGGTGCAGCCTCTTCCTTGTAGTTAATCCATAACTGCAAAGACTGAATGGTAAACCTTTCTTGATTAGACTGATTGAATGGCATACTGATTCCACGATCATAGTCTGAGACAATGCCACCTACGGACTCAATGCCAGAGTACTCTGTCAAGTATAGGTAGGGAGTAGAATCTTTGTACATCATATAGGGGTTCTTTGTAGAATAACTGTAGTACTCCCCGATTCTTGAATATGGGTTCAACGTCTGTGAATACCTTGTTCCGATTTTATCAAAGCCATTCTTGGGCAGGGTCTTAGAAGATAGGTGCATTCTTCTTAGTTTAACTGGCTTCTTGTAGATACCGCGAACATCAATCTCAATATTAACGCTCATGTTTAGCGAATCAATTGACCATCCTGTGGGCGGGAAGATTACGGTATTGTCAACAATCTCAAAGGCAGTCTCAATTGGTTTAGCATATTCTGTAGCATCTAAGACTGGCCCACTAATAGTTACAAAGTCCTCGTAGTCCCTTAGCCTCTTGTTTGGATTTAGCACCGCCTGCTGGAATGTAATAAAGGTTCTAACGTCAGACTGAGAAAAGTCATAGTTGACATTTCTTGTCAAGTCCCTTGCAATGTATGTACTACCAATATTGAACTGAAGAAAGTCCATATCGTACCTTACTGTGCCATTTTCGTCCTCTGTATAACTTGCAAAGTAAGATAATGGGTAGTAGTCTCGCCATGAGGAGTAGACTCCTATATCAAGAAAGTATCTATCAACTAGCGAGTTGGCAAAAACACTATAGGAAAAGTTTGTTTCATATACGTCTGTGGCTATGTCTAGAACGCCGTACTGATTCCATACAGTCTCGTCTAGTTTTTCCATGGACAACTCATTCATTAGCCCAAAGCAATATACCTTGCCAGCAAAGGTATTCTGTCCTGTGCCGCCCACATAAACTTTTAGTGCCTCAGGGTTAAAGAACATCTTAATAAAAGACAGGCCAAGGAACCTAGTTGCCTGAGGAATGTTCAGACCAACG